TTAAGGATAAGTCACGGACAGAGTTGATTGAGTCCTTCCAGGCGACCAACATCATGAAGAACAAGGATGACGGGATGGTAGCCTTTGTCAGAGCTAAGGGCAAACCCAAACGAGGCGGACGGCGCAAGCGTGGAGACCGAGCAAGAGGCACGAGGGCGGTGTCAAACAATGACATAGCTTTCTGGCTTGAATACGGAAACTCACACCAAGGAGCAAAACCGTTTATCGGCAAAGCCGCCGACAAAGTACGTGACAAGTTTACTGACACATGCCAAGAGATATTGAACAAGAAGACAGGTGCGACATGAATCTGAACAGAGAGATAATAGCCCTCGGAACAGTCCTTGATTGTCCGGTGGCACAGGACATTTTCATAGAGAAGAACGACACGGACAGGACCTACAGGTTCCTCGTGTTCAACTGTGAGGACGAACGGACGGAACTCGCCGGAGACAACGAGGTCAAGATGGAGCGTGGACGGATCCAGTTAAGCTATTATGTGCCGCTGTCGTACAACTATCTGGCGGACAAGCGCACCATAAAGTCATATCTCCGCAGTCTCGACTATTACATCGAGTCTATATCAGTCTTTGTCGATGACGAAGATGTAAAAGAATCAACACAGCTGAGACGGATCCTTTTCGAGATAGAGAAGGTCGTTGAGGCATAACCAACTACAAACAAGGAGGAAAAAACCATGGCTGATGGTAAGTATTTCGGTGTATCACATCCCGTGATTGCCCCCGTATCGTCAACGGGTTACGACCTGACGAAGAAATTCACCAACGGAGCCGCTATCGGGGTTACGATCTCCCCTCAGTACAGCGAGGCTTCACTTTACGGTGACAACGTGCTCGATGAGTACGTGAACGAGTTCAGAGAGGCAAACATCACTCTGAACGTGACCGCAATGCCCGTATCTGCTGCAAATGTCCTTTTCGGCCACACAGTAGATCAGACCACCAACGAAATCACTTATAATGCAAGCGACTCTTCTAACTATGTCGGCTTCGGATTCATTCCGGCTCTGATGGATGGTGCGAAGAAGTATCGTGCAATCTTTCTTCCCAAGGTTAAGTTTACCGAGGGTGATGAGAGTTACACCACCAAGGGCGACAGCATCACCTTTGTTACACCTACCCTTAACGGCAAGGCAACCGTGAACGATACAGGTGTTTGGAGAATCAAGTCTGATGAATTCGACACCGAAGCAGAGGCTCTTGCATGGATTGACAAGCAGTTCGGCGAGTCATAATTTGTCTATCATCTTTTGCCGCCCCTGGCTTAACCGCTGGGGGCGGTGTTTTTGAGGTTTAAAGGGTACGATGGAGAAACTAAAAACCTTTACAATTCAGAAAAATAAAATCCCCTATAAAATCGACTTGTTTGTTCTTGAGCAGTTACAAGAGTCATATTGGAACATCTGGGACTTTGAACGGGAGCTCAAGGGCTTGAAGATAAAGACGGATAAGAACGGCGATCCTGTCTATAAAGATGGCACGTTCATGCTCGAGCGGATGCATTTCTCGATAAAGGCATTGAACACGATCCTGCCTTTGATGGTGAATGAAGGTCTTGAGATAGATGCAGATCAGAGGAAGAAAGAGTTTATACCTGTCGATGATAAAGAGTTTATCAGAAGCATTGATATTAACCCCTACGAGCTCCAGAGGCTTGTGGTGGAAGAATTTGACAGGTGTTTTGACATAAAAAAATAATCCCGACTATTGGAGGCGATGAGCCGAAGCCTATCGACTTTAGTTGGGTATATGCCATAGGCATGAGGATAGGATTATCACTCAGAGAGGTCAAACGGCTGTATTATGGACAGTTCCACGACCTTTATGAGAGTTTCAAACAACAGTACAATTTTGAGACGAACAAAATGATTTACAAGACTGTTGATGATTACAAGATAGCCAGTGTTGATGATATTTAACGGGTGAGACCATGGCAGGAAAGAACAAAGTAGAAGTACAGATCGGTATTACCGGAGAAGCGCAGTACAATCAATCATTAAAGAATATCAACGCATCTCAGAAGGCTCTCAGAGCGGAGATGAAGACCCTCCAGCAGACCTTTAACGGACAGGCGAACTCCATCCAGGCACTGCAGAGCAAGTATGATAATCTCTCCAAGCAGTACGACCTTCAGAAGTCTAAAGTAGACCGTTATGCCACGAGCGTGGAAAAGGCAAGGGCTAACGAAGAGAAGGCCAACGCAAAGGTGCAAGAGAGCCAGAAAGCATATTCCGAAGCACAGGCCAAGCTCGATGCACTCACGAAGAGCACAGATGCCAATTCCGATGCTGTAAAAGAGCAGGAAGAAGAAGTCAAGAGGCTTGGAGACGAACTCAGGAGCAATGTGTCGGCTCTTGATAATGCCGCCACTGCAACGGCGAACTGTGAGGCGAAGTATAACTCTGCAAATGCTGAACTGGTCAAGATGGACCAGGAGCTCCGGCAGACAGAGCAGTATCTTGATGAGGCAAAGACCTCTTCTGATGGCTGTGCAAGGTCAATAGACGAGTTCGGCAATGAAATGGGCGAGGCGGAGAAGAAAACGTCTAAATTTGGTGAGACTGCTCTTGCTACCTTTGCCGGTCATGTTCTGCAGGATGCCCTGAGGTCGCTCGTAAATGGAATAAAACAGGTCGCTGAGTCCTGTGTCGAAACAGGAACACAGTTTGAAGCCGCCATGAGCAAGGTATCGGCTGTGTCCGGTGCGGCAGGCTCTGACCTCGATGCTCTGACCGCAAAAGCCAAGGAAATGGGCTCAACAACGATGTTCTCAGCATCCGAAGCGGCAGAAGCCATGAACTACATGGCGATGGCTGGATGGAAGACCGAGGACATGCTGAACGGTATCGAGGGTGTCATGAGTCTGGCGGCGGCATCTGGTGAAGACCTTGCCACCACTTCAGACATTGTGACCGATGCTCTGACAGCGTTCGGGCTTACGGCACAGGATGCAGGACATTTTGCTGATGTTCTGGCGGTTGCTTCAAGCAATGCCAACACAAATGTCAGCATGATGGGCGAAACCTTTTCATATTGCGCACCTATAGCAGGTTCCCTCGGCTTTTCTGTCGAAGATACGGCAGAAGCCATCGGGCTAATGGCTAATAGCGGCATCAAAGCATCTTCAGCAGGAACAGCACTTCGCAGGATCATGACGGAGCTGTCCGGTGAGGTGAAGATCCATAGCAAGTCCATGGGTGACGTGACAATCGCCACGACTAACGCTGACGGATCCATGAGAGGACTGTCTGAGATCCTCGGAGACTGTAGACAGGCTTTTGCCGGATTATCAGAATCTGAACAGGCTGCAGCAGCTGCTTCACTTGTCGGCAAGAACGCCATGAGCGGATTTTTGGCTCTGATGAATGCGGCTCCGGCTGATGTGGAGAAGCTGTCCACGGCTCTGGATAACTGCAATGGTGCGGCTTCGGCGATGGCTGACACCATGCAGGACAACCTTCAGGGCAAAGTGACAATCCTCAAGAGTGCTCTGGAAGGCTTGCAGTTGTCTGTATATGACACTTTTGACGACACCTTGAAGAATGGTGTAGACGGTGCGACAGAAGCCGTCACGAAGCTCAATGATGCTATTGTGAATGGTGATTTGGGTGTATCTTTGCATAAACTCGGAGAAGAGGCAGAGCGGCTCATGTCGGACGTTGTCGAAGAACTTATCGACTCTCTCCCTGATATCATAGATGGACTGACAGGACTTGTCGAAAATGCAGACCTCATCGGAACGGCGATCACCTCTTTGGTATCGGCATGGGCGACCTATAAGGTGGCGACAGAAGCGGCGGCACTTGCCACATCGTTGATGACGGCAGAGATGTCTGTCAATCCGATATTTGCTTTTGCGGCGGCTATTGCCCTTGCCGGTAATGCCGTAGTTGGGCTTGCAAGGAACGAGGCAAAACTGAGCGAGGAAGCGATGAAGGCATCGAAGCAGACCTCGCCACTTGTCGAAGAGACACGCAAGCTCACACAGTCATTTAATGAGAACAGAGAAGCATCAAAGGAACAGCTGTCAAACATAGAGGCTCAGGGCGATGCCTGTCGAGGGCTTGTCGATGATTTGCTCTCCCTCAATGCGCAGTATCAAGATGTAAACTCAGAAGGCTATAACGAAGGGCTCCGCCAGCAACAAGCTATCATTTCAGAGCTTAACGCTGCATATCCTGGCTTAAACCTCGCCATCAATGAGCAGACAGGTGCTCTGAACATGAGCTCCGAAGCCATTGAACGGAACATCGAGGCGATGCAGTCTCAGGCTTATGCACAGGCGGCACAGGAACGGCTGACGGAGATTGCCAAGGAAAAGCTTGAGCTTGATATCCAGCGGTCGAAATTAGCCCCTGACATCGAGGAAGCCGAGCAGGATCTGACCGAGGCTATAAGCGCACAGAAGGACGCAGAAGCCGAACTTGTTGAAGCACAGACTACATTCAACGGAAGCCTTGAGGAGTCCACAGAGAAGGCTCTGGCGGCACGAGATGCACATCTTGAAGCCGGTCACGCACTTTCTGACCTTAGAGGGGCAAACGCAGAATGTGAAGAGCAGATCGCATCACTGAGCGAAGAGGAAGAGATCCTCACCGGCAAGCTCAGGGAGAACGCAGAAGCCGCCACACAAGCAGGAACTTCAGCAGGCGGAGCGACAGTCGGAATCGAGCAATTGAAACTCTCCGAGGAAGAGCTTGAGGATTTTGTCACCGCTGTCAACCAGTCGATTGAGAGCCAGACATCATTATTCGATAAATTCTCCGAAGCAACAACAGTTTCGGCTGACGAACTCAAAGGCAACCTCGAGAGCCAGATTGAAGGCTTGACGGAATGGGAATCCAATTTTGATGCTTTGGCGGAGCAGATCGGTGGACAGGGCGATGCACTCCTGAAGCAGTTGGCAGAGATGGGTCCTGCCGGGAATGGCTACATCAAGGCCTTGCTGAACATGGACGACCTCACCGAGTACGTGACGAAGTACAATGAGGCTCTGCAGCTGAAGGCAGATGCCACGAATGAGATCGTCAACACTTATCTTGATGCCGGTGTCTCTGTTGGTGAAGGATTTACCGAGGGAGTCGTTCAAGGCCATGAGGAGACAGCTTCCGAGGTGACGGATGCCGCCGAGAAGGTGGTCGAAGAGTCAAAGGAATCGGCTACAGAAAAGGCAGAGGAGTTCTCGGATGTCGGCGAACAGGCCATGACATCGACCTCAGAAGGTGTGACACAGAATTCTACACAGGTCACCGAAGCCGTACAGAAGGCAGGAGACGAAGCCTATCAGACCGCAGAGAAGGCAATGGCCAAGGACAAGTTCCAGACAGTCGGCGAGAATATCTCTGCCGGAATCGCCGAAGGTATAGCGACAGGCGCATCCGTAATCACCAAACAGATACAGCTTGTAGCACAGAAGGCTGTTGAGACGGCAAACGCATCTCTGAAGATAGAATCACCCTCGAAGGTGTTCAGACAGGTCGGAGAGTATATCGATCTCGAACTTGCAGAGGGCATCGAGACGAAGAGCAACAAAGTCATGGAAGCCATCAACCAGACGATGAATGAGACAGTACTTGCCGGTGCTTCAGCGGTGACGACATCATCGGGGATGGATTCTGACAGCATCGCAGGAGTTATCGCAAGGGCTATCGAGAACGGTCTCGGCAGTTTTGTCATGAATGTAAATGCAGATGTTGACCGTGACTCCATTGTGGATATCACAGTCGAAGCAAACCGCTCACGCAGGATGAGGACAGGGGTAGGGATTTATGAATGATTATTTGATTATGATTGAGGGAGTACCGCTTTCAATAAGTTTGATGGACAGGACTTCATGGAGGTGTACTCCCTACAAGCGGAAAATATTAGCACAGCACGATGATATAGACGGTGTGGGGCATGTGTATGAATCTATGCACTACAGGACGGAGATACAGTTCACCATCCGAGAGCACTCGCAGGCAGAACACGCACTTGTCGTTCAGTATCTGCAGAAACTCTCCAAGGTGACGGTCATTTACTGGAACGACCTGGATAATGAATATCGTTCTGGCCTGTTCAGGATAGAAGATCCTGTTTTTGCACACAAGAAGACCTTCAACAATACCATCTGGTACGAAGCGACTTCAATCAAATTGACGGAGTATTGATAAATGTTAGCAATATCAGCCGGAACAATAGAAGAATACCTTAGGGACGATCACATCGGCGGTCTGTACGTACAGTTTGACGTTGCTGATGGCGGTTACAAGCTTGGCAACACGGATATAGTCAGCGAGAGCCTTGAGCTTGAAGAGAGCCTCATGAGTGGCGATGCCTTCAAGCTGAACACGGCGAACGCATCTGCCATCAAGTTTGATGTGTTCAAGTCCTCGCCGATCGGGAACATGGACATAGTCGGCAAATGGTTCACCGCTTATCACTACGTCAGAACTACGCAGGATGACCCTGTGTTCGTTCATGCGAATAGTTTGTTTGGTGGTGACAGGCTGTCGAACAATGCCGAAAGGTTAAAGCCGTATGTGGAGCAGGCCATCAACCAGCTTGAGAACCAAGACCTCGAGAGATATTACGGACATGGTCCGAAGGTGTTCAGTTATAACTACGAATGGGAGACCTACGTCAACAAAGGCAGGAAATGGGATCCTGAAGCGCAAGAGTATTATATCATCTGGGAAAAGCAGATAAGACAGCGGACCGGCACTTATACATACATCACACCCAACACGATGATAGACGGCGGTCAGCTGTATTTCAAAATCAATGAGCACAGGAATTATCTTTGGGGCAATGTCGATGTGGATATAACCGCATCTATTGACTCACGGACAAATCAAGTTGTTGCGGTCCTGCCTCCGACTTATCAGAATCAGCAGATAAGTATTGTTACTCCTGTTACTTACAAAGCATCGTACAGTCCTTCTTACAG